AACGTATTGGTTGTCGCAATTGATCCGCCGTTTGTGCCAACCAACAGAGCCACACCCGCTTTACCGGTTGATGTAGAACCTGATGTGTTGAAATCAAGCGCGGCGTTCTTGCCAATCGCAGATGCATAACCAGAGCCATTTGTTCCGCTGTTGAATGTTCCAAGAGCGGCTGTTCCCTTAATACGGAACAACTGATCTGGGTCATCAGAAACACGTACAAAGACTTGAGTCGCGCCACCTGTGACTAAGTTCGCAGGAACAAAGTTACGGAACTGGAGCTGACCTTCAGAGTCAACGTAACGGCAACCAACACACACACCAACAATACCCGGTGTTGCGTTTTCGGCGTTGCCAGCAGATGCTGGAATATCAATCGCAGTGGGTGTAGCTGACACAGCCGCAGGCTGTCCGTCAGCGAGTACAACTAGATCGCCATTGAAAATAGCGGACCCGTTATTGGCGGCCATCGGGAACTCCCGAAAGGCGCCAGCGTTAGACTGTCCACCGATCTTGTTGATCGGAACCAGTCCATATGGGGTGCTTTCAGCAGACATAATTTTCTCCTAACATGTCTATCGCGGCACCCCTGAGAATCAGGAGTTACCGCCACCAAATTGAACCTTTGTGGAACGCTCAGGTCTCAGTAGAGGCATACGTGGATCATTCTCCCGCATGTAGTTGTTATCCACTGATTCCATCTGACGTTCATTCATTTCTTGGAAGTATTCCCTACGGGATTCGAGATTCTCGTTTGTGTTCTTACACAACAAGAGTCCACCTACTTCCACGTTCCCGTCAAAGCGGGAGTCAATATCAGACATCACACGTAGCTCTGGATGATCTTCGGCCCTGACAGGCTCCCAACCTTCACGAAACTTTGCAGAGACGTTTGTGTTGTCTGCTTGACCCAACATCGCCGTGCGGATCCAACGGTACGAATAGCCGTCCTGTTGGGCCGGATCTGGTATGCGCGATGCGGGTGCCCATGTCTTTTTGCGCTCAGTCTTTTCTCGGGTCTGAGTCTCCCGTGGTGTGCGATTGCTCATCACTTCATTTCCTTCAACATTTGCGCCGCATATTGTTCTGGTGACAGCCCAAGTCTCTTGGCGAGAGCTACTTGAGATTGAGTCAGCGTGATTTTGCGAGGTGATTTCGACGATCGAGTTGCCGGGGCTACCACGGAGCCTTGCTGACGTTGTTGTGCACCAAACTTTGCTGGGAAGGCTTCACGCATTCTCTCGTCAATCTTCTGATAATAATCAGAAGTGCGAGGGTCTACGCCGCTACCAACCAATTCTTCATGTAGGCCATACGCGAAACCGGTCATGGCTTTGTCTTTGCCAAACCATGGGTTACGCTCTGCCCACTCTTTCGCCTCAGGATCAGGCTCTACAACCTGTGGGGCCTGTTGCTGAGGTGGAGTAAATTCTTGCTGTGGCTGTTGCTTTTTCGGCTTGTAACGTTCGAAACGTTGCTTCTCTGCCGCAAGCGTTGCTAAACGCTCTTGTGATGCAATGATGCCATCTGTGTCGCCTGTTTCGTAAGCTTGCTTGTAGGCCGCTTTGGCTTTTTCGAGCTCTGCTTCGACACGACCTTTTGCTTGGTGAACCAGTGCTGTTTCACCTTTACTTAGATTCTCTTGGAGCTTCTTGTTTTCTTCGTATAGCTTTTGTGCATACTTAACAGCTTCATCTCGTATCCGCTCAGATTCTTCTTTGCGTCTACGTTCTTCGTGAAACTCAAACTTCAGCTTCTTAATACGACTCTGAACATTATCAGAATAGTTCTGAATCTCTTCATCGTCTGGAACATCTGGCTCTTGGCCTTCTGCACGGCGTGGGCGTCCACGGTCTTGCTCGGGCGTATCATCGATGACTTCTACTTCAAGGTCATTACTGACCTCTACTTCTGTTTCTTCAACTTCGTTTACTTGTTCTTCGCTCATGCTCGCTCAATGCCTCTCGGATCTTCGACAACTGCTTCAACCGTGTCATCATTGATGAGACGGAACTCCTGTCCCTTCACCTTAAAACGGGTGCCGGAATAAGAACGGAAAATGACCCAATTGCCTTCTTGGCAGTATGGACCAGTTGGGAATTTGTCTAGATCGCCATATGCATCTTCGCCCATCTGAACGACGTAACCGAAAATAGATGCTGTAGATTCTTTGGCGCGAAGTTCGTTCGCGATAATAATGCCACCTTCGGTGGTTTCTTCAATTTCTGGGCATGCAACAAGGATTTTGTATCCCTGTGGAATCGGAAGGATTTCTTCGAGCTCTTCCGTCATCTCGAAAGCTTTGACTTGCATATTGTCCTCTGCTTACGGTTAAGGTCCGCAGTACCTTGCGTCGTTAGACGTATTTTTTACTGCTTACAGTATAACACCACTTGACAAGTGTTTATTGTGTGTTTTCAAGCTTTTCGCGCAGATCTAGGATTTCTCGCTCGATCAATGCAAAAGCCTGCACCTGTCCACAGCAGTGTCTCGTCCATTCAGTTCTCCAAAAAGTGCAATTGAACTTATTGATTTGTATTGTCTGCAATTGACTTAGCAATTTCAACACCAAGTTTTGCACCCTCTACTTGGTCTTTGCGCTCAAGCTTGTCTTTTTCGGTCGCGATACGGACACCCAGCCGGGCACCTTCTTGGCGTTCTTGTGACGCTAGGCGCTCTTCTTCAAGGTCTCGAGTCGCTTGCTTGTTCTGCATTTCGGCCTGTAGTTTCGCAAGATCCATTTGCTTCTTGTGCTCGAACTCGGCTTCCTTAAGCGCCATTTCTTTCTGTTGAATGACGGTCAACGGATCTTTCTGTTGCTCTGCCGCCTGCTCTTGCGCCGCTTCACGCTTGTCTTTCTGCAATACTTTTTCTGCGGCACGAGCAATAACCGGTGCTAGATCGCGCTCGATATCTTCTGGCAATGGAGACTCTGGGTCTGGCAATGATACACCCATTTGCTTCTCGACTTCCTTACGATACTGAAGTGCAACGTGTTCGGTAATATGCTCTGTCAGGTTGGCCTGAATAACCTGAGCAAATGGTGACTGGCCAATCAGCTTGCGGATCTTTGGATCTTCCATCATTGCCATGTGTGACTTGATGTGCGCCTCGTGATCCTGATACATGAACGCCTTAACTGGCTCTTGCTTCAAGACTTTCATGTTTTCTGTTGCAGGATCCGCCGGGTCAATGTCATCCTCAAGTCGGACAATCTTGTCAGCGTCCTGAATACCCAGCACTTCCAGCATCTGACGATGCAATAGCCCAAGGTCATAAAGCTGTGGCGCCTGCTGTGCAAGTTGTAATGCGGCCTGATATTGAACCACACGTTGGGACATTGTAGACGCATTTGGGTCAGAAACGGGAATAACATCCACTCTTCCATCAAAATCATTGATCCGGTTGAAGTCACCTTCTTCATCGTATTCGTAGACCGGACCCATGTTGAGGTGGATAATGTTAGCTAGGAGTACAAGCTCCTTACTCAAGGATGCATGAAGTCGGGCCTGAACACCTGACATGACCTTCATGCTACGCTCAAGCAATGCAAGAGTCGTGCCAACTGGGGCGTTGTTGGATATTTGAGAAATATCTGCGTCAGCTACTGAGCCGATGCGACGGCCTTCTTCGACAATGTTACCGAGCAACTGATACAGAACGCTTGACGGTTCTTTGTACGGCAGTGGGTAAATATTGTCTCGGATCGTGCCGCCCGGTACATCAACGTCTCGGAACTCGCCCGGTGTCAGCGGCGAGTCATCACCCTTAATGCGTAAGCCTCGAGCCTTGAGGCCCGCAGGTAAGTTAGAGAGTGTGCCTGCATCAACGAGCTGTCTTAGAATCGATGTAGCAGACTTAGCGAGCCCGCCCATGATATGAATAAGGCCAGTGCCATAGAAGCCCATTCCGGGCAAATACCGGTAATGAACAAAGTGTAGAAGTTTCTGTTTCTTCGGATCGTCTTCTTGATAGTTTCTACGGATAGAGAGAATAGTTCTTGAGCTCTTGTCAACCGTAATAACATGCGGACGAGCAATTCCATCTGGGTCATTGAACGGCTCCGGTAGATCGATATCAACATGCATCTCGAGGATGGTGTATCGGTCATCATCCTCCATGGAAATGTTTGATGTACCCTCAAGCTCTTCATACTTCTCTTCGATGTCTGAGTATTCTGGGCTTGGGTCGGGCAGGTCTACGTCAGAATAAAATCCTGAGACCATCATCTTCAGGACTTCGTTTGGCGTCTTCTTCATGACATGTGTATATCGTTCACATGTCTCAAGCGCTGATGCACCGTATGACGCAACAAAGTCCTCTGCTGGCACGAACATTGCTACAGCGCGTTCAAGCAATGGATCGTAATAAACCTTCTTAAATGCCGATCCTGCAAGAGGAAGCTTGAATAGCATTTGCTCGGTCTCGTCACGATACTCTGACATCTTGACCGTGGTCTGGTAATTCAGTTCGTTTTCTACGCGAATCGCCTGCTTTGACTTCTCGTCACTCATTGGACCAACGACTTTGGCGCGAGCAGGCCCAGACGCTGGGAATATTTCTGTCATTGCTTGTGCTTGGAAGCGGATAACCGCCTCAGCAAGCAATGGGTGATACACGCCGCAGGCACCCGGCCATGGCTGATCACGCTCTTCGATTTTAAGACCTAGAAGATCTAAGCCTTTAACATAGGCGCGAGCCCAGTCTTTCCGGGATTCACGATCGCTGTGGAATTGCTCAACAAGCTCTGAACCCATTTGCTCGAGGTCAGCTTGATCGAGTTGATCAGCAAGGTTGTCGAAATGCGCTGGGCCAATAAAATCAGCCTGCATCTCCTCATCCAACACAATGGTGACAGATCCGTCTTCTTCTTCGATCGTTACAGAGTCAGGGTTTATCACCTCGATCTCTGGCATTTCCT